CAATTAATTTCAGCACAAAAAAGAATGGAAAGAGAAGTGTTTTTAATTTCTAATTGGAATTTTAACCAGAACAAATAAAAACAAATAACCTATGAACAAACAACAAACTGTTGAAGTAAATGGTGTAAAGTTACCTATAACCGAAAAATGCAAAGGGCTTATGGGTAAATCATTAGAAAATATGACTAAAGAAGAATTAATTGCATCCGTTCATTTTACCTACTCGCAATTAATTTCAGCACAAAAAAGAATGGAAAGAGAAGTGTTTTTAATTTCTAATTGGAATTTTAACCAGAACAAATAAAAACAAATAACCTATGAACAAACAATTAACACCAAAAGAAAATGCTAATAAATTAACCTATAAAAGTTCAGATGGTTTTAGTTCTGAACGAACTTACGACGAAAATGGTAATCAATTAACCTATAAAGATTCAAATGGGTATAGTTTTGAATACAGTCGTGATGAAAATGGTAATGCATTAACTTATAAAAATTCAAGGGGGCATTATGAAATTAAAGGAAAATCAGTAACCCAAAAAGAATACGAATCCTTCATCAATGGTACACCAGAATACACAATGGAAGAATTAGTAGAAAAACTAGGACATAATTTTAAAATTAAAAAATAACCAATGAAAAACATTCAAGGAACAACAAAGGATTTAGAACTATTTAACAATGGTAAAAAGATGTATGAGTTTAAAACAAAATCATATGGGTATAGTTCTGAACGAACTTACGATGAAAAAGGTAATGAATTAACCTATAAAAATTCAAATGGCTTTAGTTCTGAACGAACTTACGATAAAAAAGGTAATGAATTAACCTTTAAAAATTCAAATGGGGTTAGTTTTGAATACACTCGTGATGAAAATGGTAATGAATTAACCTATAAAAATTCAAATAGGTATAGTTCTGAATACACTTATGATGAAAAGGGTAATGTATTAACTTTTAAAGATTCAAATGGGTATAGTTATGAATGCACTTACGATGAAAATGGTAATGCATTAACCTATAAAAATTCAGATGGGGATAGTTTTGAATACACTCGTGATGAAAATGGTAATCAATTAACTTATAAAAATTCAAATGGTGATTATAGAATCAAAGACAAATCAGCAACGAAAGAAGAATACGAATCTTTTATCAATAGTACACCAGAATACACAATGGAAGAATTAGTAAAAAAAATAGGACACAATTTTAAAATTAAAAAATAAATAACCTATGAACAAAACACCAGTACAAGAATTAATTGATGAATTACAACAAGAAATAAAAAAGCAAAAACAAAGACCAGAATATACTCCAAGAGGAGATGTATATAATTTAGCCTTAAATAAAGCTATTGAATTAGCTACCAATAAACTTGAAAAAGAAAAAGAGCAGATAATGAGAGATTTTAAAAACAGGTATAAATCTCATCCCGTTATGTGTGAAGAATACTACAACCAAACCTATAATTCTAATAAAGCAACATTTGGATATGTAAGCCCACAAACACAATTAAATAACTAAAACAAATAAAAATGAGAAAATACAGAATAAAAGCTTATCAAAAATCATATAAAGGCGAACAAAAAATAATTAATGATAAATATTATGGCATTCTTAAATTACAAACAAGATATATAGCTCAATACAAATCTAACCATCCTATTATTTCATTTTTTACTAAATGGAAAAATTTAGATAAATATGATAGCGGATATACTGATATTACGTTTGCTGAAAATGATATTAACAACGATAAAGTGTGTGAATCAGCAAAAGAAAAAAATAAAACTGTTTACATAAAAATATATTAAACAAATAAAAACAAATAACCTAATTATAAAAAACCCCCTCATTTTTTAAGCGAGGGGGAAACAAAACAACAACACAACTGGTGTAAAAGTATAAATCTTTTGCACCTTTTTTATTAAATTTAATGTGTGTTTTATTAATTAAATTTTTTCTTGACAAAATCTAATTTGCTTCTATATTCAACAACTAATGATTTAAGTTCTTCTCTTGTTGGTTTTGTTATTTGTCTTGATTGTTCTAAAAGGTAATCGGTAATACCTGGCTTATCTTTTTCTAAGTTTTTTGCAAATACTTCAATATTACCACTTAACATACAATTATCGTATTCTGATTGTGGTCGGCAATTGTCCTCTAACCACCTTGTTGCTAAACTTGATCGTGAAATATAATGACCATTTTGAATTTTGGTCCAATGATGTTTTGTACCACTTGTGTAACATTCTACTATGCCATTTTTATCTGCGTATTTGCATCTTATGTATTGGCTAAAAACAATATCTAAATCTTCAATAAGATACTTTAAACTTAAATCTTCTTCATCTTGCTCGTATTTAGCTACTCTCTTTTGTGTAGAGTATATAGTAGAGCATTGCTTACAATTTCCCTTAGAAAAAATATAATCTTTTCTGCCACAAGTAACACAATTTTTTTTCTTTGTAATTATTGTACTATTATATGACATTTATTTCTAGTTCTTTATTGGTTAAGCATTTGTAGATATTTTGAAACTCGTGTAGGTATTGAATTTTCTTATATATTTTACTTATATTTTTATTATCAATAATTATTTCTATTTCAAACCAATTGTCTTTTTGTATTGCCATAAATCCATCAAAATTGATAATATTATTTAACACTTCAATTGTTAATGGTATTGGCTTAAAAATTTCATCTTCATTGCCAATAATTTCATTTACACTCATTACCGACAAATCGCCTATTGATATTTTTCTTATTTCATTTTTGGAATTATACACATAATTGCCAATCATTAATTCATTTATTTTTATCATAAATTTTCATTTATATTTTCTAATTGTCTTGCACTTAATAAACCTTTTATTTCAGTACCAATGCCATTAATAACTAATTCTACTGAATCTATTATTATTTCTACTTCATCTTGATTTATTTCATGTATTCCATGGCCCTCTATTATTGTTGGTGGATTATATGTTTCCACTTCTTGATAAGATACCAATAATTCACCTTTGATACTTTCTATATCAAATGACTTTGTTTTAAATTTTGTTGTTTTCATAATTTATTTTAATTTTTAATACTTCATTTTTTAAACTATTCCAGTATAAAATATCTTCTTCACAACCACCACAATACAGCAACTTATTTTCTATATATTTTAATGTTCTTTTTTTATTTTTTACAATTCTTTCCGAAAAAGATAACTTAGTATCTCTCATAAAAATTCTAGCAAAAATACAAACAGCCTCTTCCTCGTAATACATATATTAAAACACTTTATTTATACCTTATTATATTTTTATTAACCTATCCCCAATAAATTTATACATACCAATAAATAAACCTTTTTTCCAAACTTCAATTGCTAAATCTAATCTCTTAGCCATATCGTATATTAGTTCCTTATTTGTCATAAATCAAAATTAACTTAATTTTTTAAATAAACAAAAAAATATGAATTATTATTTTATAATATCATAATTTATATTTTACTTTGCTATACACAAATAAAATATTATGGATAACAAACAAAAAAATGATTTAAGAGATGCTATTTTACTGCATCTCGAGCAAATTGAAAGGCCAATGTCTTGGCTTTCTAATAAAGCCGATATTCCGTATCCGACAATTTATGCTTTATTAAAACAACGGACTTTTGCTATATCTGATAAAAATTTAGCAAAAATAAACAAAGCATTAGACACTCATTTTATTAACAATCAAAACTTTTAAAATGGCTAAAAGATTTACCGATACAGAGAAGTGGAAGAAGCCTTTTATAAGGGGCTTACAAGGTGCTTATAAGCTCCTTTGGTTATATATTTGTGATGATTGCGACCATGCAGGTATATGGCAAGTGGATTTAGATGTTGCACAAATAAGAATAGGTGAAAAAATAGATATTGATGAAGCAATTAAAAGTTTTGAAAATAAAATTATAATTTTTGATAAAGGAAATAAGTGGTTTATTCCTTCTTTTGTTGAATTTCAGTACCCTTCTGGTTTAAATCGAGATAATAGAGCACACAATAGCATTTTTTTATTGCTTGAAAAAAATAATTTACTAGATAAACAAAATAAGCCCCTTACAAGGCCCTTACAAGGGCGTAAGGATATGGATATGGATATGGATATGGATAAGGATAAGGATAAGGCGGACAAAAAAATAAAATATAAAGAAAATATTTTATTGACAAATAAAGAACACTTACAGCTTGTTGCAGATTTTGGCGAAAAGCATGTAATTGATTTTTATGATTATTTGTCAGCGTATAAAATAGAAAAGTCGTATAAAACAAAATCAGATTACTTAACTATCAAGCGATGGGTCGTAGATGCCGTTTTAAAGCAAAATAAGACACTTTCTTCTAAAAATGATATGATTCTACCAAAAGGATTGCAAGAGGCTAGAATCGCCTTTAAACCCACAATACAATGATAACGATATTTAAGAATATTTATTCCAAAGAACCAAATTATGTTTCGGTTGAGGCTTGTTTGGAAAGAATTAGGGTTGGTAAAAGTAAAGTTTTGGTAAATGAAATTAGAAATACCATTGACAAAGAAAAAGCCAACAATTTAAAGAAAAATTTACCCTCGGTTTGTTTTAGTGGCAAATTTGGGGGGAATAGGCAAGATTCGGATTTGCTAAAACATAGTGGTTTTATAGTTTTGGATTTTGATAATATTTATGAACTTAGGGATAAGCAAACAGAAATTATATCCAATCCATTTGTTTATGCTTGTTGGGTTAGCCCTTCGGGTAATGGGTTAAAGGCATTGGTAAAAATAGCCGATGGCAAAAAACATAGAGAACATTTTCAAGCATTACAAGAAGTTTTTAAGGATATTGATAGAAGTGGTATAAACCCAAGCAGGGTATGTTATGAAAGTTACGATGAAGATATTTATATAAACGAAAAAGCAGAAGTATTTAAAAAAGTTAAGAAAATTGAAAAGGTAGTAACCTTTGAAAAAACCGAAGATGATAATAAAATTTTTAAAAACATTCTTACTTGGCTTTCTAATAAAAACGAAGCATTTGTAACAGGAGAAAGAAATAATTTTATTTTTAAGTTAGCTTCGGCTTGTTGTCGTTTTGGGATTAATGAATTTACCGCCAATGGTTTGATAAACAGCGAATTTATTAATAATTCAGAATTTACTAAAAGCGAATCGGATAGAGCAATAAAGTCAGCTTATAGAATTAATTCAACAAGATTCGGCAGTGCAAGTTTTGATAAAGAGCAATTAGTAGATAAGGTTACAAGAAAAGAGGTAGAAGTAGAAAAGGCAGTATTTGATGAAGGTATTAAGTTGAAAGATGTTATTTATGGAATTGATGTAAAAGAACAAGCATTAAGTATCTATGATAATGGATATGCAAAAGTAGATGGTATTGGAGTACAACAATTAGATGAAAGATTTAAACCTAAAAGGGGCGAAATAACTGTACTTACGGGTATTGGTAACTATGGAAAATCTTCGTTTAAAAAATGGTACCAAGCTATGAGAATATTACTTTATGGTGAAAAGTTTGCAACATTTTCACCAGAGGATAACCCACCCGAAGAATATTATCACGACTTTGTAGAAATTATTTTGGGTTGCGATTGCAGTCCAAGTAACCTCAATAGACCAACAAAACAAGTTTATGAATCAGTTTATGATATGGTTTGCAAACATATTTTTTACGTTTACCCAAAAGATGTTTCACCAACACCACAATACATTATGGAAGTATTTTTGGAATTAATAGTGAAGGAAAATGTAGATGGAGTTGACATAGATCCATTTAATCAGCTTACTAATGAATATCAAAAATTTCAAAGAAGTGATAAGTATTTAGAATGGGTATTGTCTGTATTTTCAAGATTTTCGCAAATAAACAATGTTTTCTTTTGGATTGTGGCCCACCCAACAAAAATGGCAAAGGCATCAGACGGAAACTACCCTTGTCCCGATGTATATGATTTAACAGATGGAGCCATGTGGAACAATAAACTTGATAATATTTTAGTTTACCATAGACCATACGCACAAACAAATCCACAAGACCCAACTTGTGAATTTCATAGCAAAAAAATAAGAAGGCAAAAAATAGTAGGTAAAAAAGGCTTTATAATTTTTGAAATGGTATTTAAAACTAGAAGGTTTTTCTTTGATGGGCTTGATTCATTGCAATTTTTATTAAACCAAAAAAACATTGATTTTTACCAAAATAAACTACCACAACAACAAACTTTAGACAATAACACCTGGGTGCCATTTTCAGAAGAAACACCATTTTAAAAAATATATTTTGATAATTAAATTAATTTTGTACAAATAAAAACAAATAACAATGATAAAAACAGAAGTAATTGGATTTTTGGGAAAAGACTCTCAAATAAACAATGTAAGTGGTAAAAGTGTAATTAACTTTAATGTGGCCCATACAGAAAAGTATAAAGATGCAAATGGTGGTCAAAAAGAAAAAACGATATGGGTTGATTGTTCTTTATGGGTAGAAAAAACCACAATTGCCCAATACCTTAAAAAAGGAACATTGGTATATGTAGATGGACAACCAAGCGTTAGGGCTTATACTAATCAAAATGGTCAACAAGGGGCTTCGTTATCATTAAGAGTTGGTACTATTCAGTTGTTGGGTGGTGGTAAAAAACAAGAGGAAACACAACCACAAGAGTTTTTAGCACAACCTAATGGTATTGAATCTAATGAAGAAGCTCCATTTTAAAAAACCAAAAATATGAATAAAAAAACAGCATTAATTAAGTCTTTATTAAAAGGCGATATTATAAACGTAAGCAATTCTATTAAATGCACTGGTTATAGCAATCCCGCAAGAGAAATACCAAGACAAATAGAGCAACCATTTCAATGCGTTGTTAGTAGGTGCAAAATGGAAAGTAAAGATCAATGGGGTAATTATGTCACTTGGTATGATTATCGTTTAAATCCATTAATTAGGGGAAACGCAACCGCAATTAAAAAAATGAAAAATTATGTCGCAGAAAATAACTAATGACAATAATTCTTATAAATATGCTGGCAGAGGCCAATTTTATGGAATATTAGAAGATAGCTTAAAGCACATAGTTTATGATTTATCTATTGAAAATTTAGAGGAAAGAAAAGAAAAAGCCATAGTATGCGATTCGGTAAAAGATGTGGTAATGCTACTAAAAGTAAGAAATGATGTAGTATTTAGAAATAGGTCAATAGGTAAGAAAATAAAGGGCATTAATGGAAAATATTACGCAGTAAGAATATTAAAACAACAATAAAAACAACAAAAAATGAATTTTAAACCATTAGGAAAAAGAGTATTAGTAAAGTTAAATGAAATTAAAAACCAAACAAGTGGAGGTATTTTTATTCCCGAATCAGCACAATCAAGCGAATTTGCAACGGGTGTGGTGGCATCAGTAGGTAACGAAGTGGTAAACGTAAAAGATGGCGATAGCATTATGTTTGCTTCATCGGTTGGGGTAGATATTGAGGTGGATGGTCAAAAATTAAGATTATTGCCTGATGAGGGTTATATCGATGCAATTATTTAATTTAATATAAATTATGTAATTTTTATTTAATTTTATCCCATTATAACAATAATGGGATTTTTTAATAATTAAATAGTATAAAATGGAAGTAACAGTCTTTTTAATAGTAGTAGCAATAAGTATTGTATTCTACTTTTTTTTAAAACAAAAACAAAAAACAAGTGAAACAACTGATTCAAAAGTTGGTGGATCAATGCCAACAAATAATGAAGAAGGTAAAGTTAAAGCAACATCAATCCCCAATCCTGATGGAAAACCAACTAAAAGACCTCAATAAAGTATTATTTTTAACATCTTTGATATTATTTTTTATTAGTTCTTATTTAGCTAATTATATTTCAATTGATGCAGATAGTGCTTGGAATAATTTTGCTTTGATATTAAGATTTGACTTTTTGTTAATTTTTATATCATTAAAAGATGGCGTTAAAAAATTTATAGGTAAATTGTTTTATAGAATAATTGTTTATTTATTAATTAATAATTTTATTGATAAATATTTTGGTTATACTACTTGGTCTTGGAATGATTGTTTAACTGTATTTATAACTATAATAGAATATTATATTGAATATATAAAACCTAAAAAATTACAACACAGCTAAATATGTATTAAATGGAAAATACCGACTACCAAATGATAATAGATAGAATGGATAAACATTATGATGCTTTATTAAATAAGACAGAAGATGTATTAAAACAAGCTACAAAGACAAATGGTAGGGTAAATTCTTTAGAAGATAGAATGGCGCATACCGAAGAAGATTTAAAAATTCTTACGGAAACGCATCATAAACAAAACGGAGCATTAAGGGTTATATATGTAGTAGCAGGAGCAATTGGTAGTTTTCTAATACTTTTAATTAGTATGTTTGCGAAATTTATTAAATTTGCTTAAAAAAAACAAATGAAAGCACAACCAATTAACAATGTATTTTTAAGTTTAACAAAGCCAATTCAAGACACAATAAAAATGGGAGATATTGAATTATACTTAGATGGTTCTTATAGACCCGAATGGAACGCAACAGTAGTAGGTGAAGTGTATAGTTTACCTCAATATCCAAAGGGAGATAATGCAGATGTGGTTTCAAAATTAAAAGAAGGTGATAAGGTATTATTTGATTATTCAGTAGTTGCAGAAAGGAAATTTGAATCAGATGGAGATGCGTTCACAGAAACCACAAAAGATAGCCCATACAATCAAAGATTTACAAATGGCAAAGGCGAAAAGTTAGTAATAATTGCCTTTCAAGGAAAAATAGCAAAACAATGGGTCGGCACCTATGTTGACAAAAGAGGTAATTTTATAGACGGAGTGCAAGGCTCTGAACACGATTTAGAAAGATGGAAGTCGCAATTTAATTTTAATTCAACACAATCATTTGTATTTAAAAATTTATTAGATACGGGTAGCAAAGATGTTTGGAAAGCAGATTATAGAGATATTTTTGCAAAGATTAAAAATGACGAAGTAGTAACAGTTAGCAATAGAATTATATTAGAACCAATAGATATGGAAATACCCAAAGATGTAATTAAGCAAATGGGTATAGTAGATACAATAAATGCCAAGGTTAGATTAGGAGATAGGGCCAAGGTTTTATCGGCACCCGAAGATTCAAATTTAAAAAAAGGAGATGTAGTTGGGTTTGAACCACAATACCTTGAAAAATACGAATATAACAACAAGAATTATTATTTAATAAAATCCTATCGAGCATTAGGAGTATGGGAGGGTACAAATTATGGCATATAATATTAATGATGTTTATAATTTAATGGACTTTATTACTAATAAAGAAAGAGGGGTATTTGTTTCTATACCAGAGGCTATGCAAACTTTAGATGCGGCACAATTAGAAGCAGTAGGGGATTGGTTTAGATTATATGGAGTTGACCAAACAATACACGATGCTATTAGAAAATTAAGAATACAAGTACAATTTACTTCGGATAGTGGTGGCAATGTAACATTTGCAGATGATTATTTGCACATGTTAGGTGGTGCATATACTGTTACGGGTAGTTCTGTAAATATTGTAAGATTTTTAAATGAAGATGAAATACCATTTGCATTAACTAGCCAATTAAGGCCCGTAACCTCAACAAAGCCAATAGCTAAAGATACTGCAACGGGATTTCAATTATTTCCACAATCGGCACAAACGGGTTTTTATAATTACATTCGCAGACCTAAAACACCAATATTGGCTACAACTGGAAGCGGAAGGGTTAAAACATACGATTCTGCAAATAGCCAACAACTAGAATTTACAGACCAATATATAAACAATATTATAGCAAGAGCATTAAAATTTTGGGGTATATTTATGTCTGACAAAGAGATATCTCAATTCGCACAATCGCAAAATGAAGAAACTAAATCAATATGAGTTCAACTAAAAAAATATTAGCAGAGCAGGTATTGTCAAGACTTGCAGGTGGGTATAGAGATTCTAATGACCCCGTACAAATAGAAGATGTTATTAAATCGATAGAGCAAGTAATAAATTCTATGTTTAAGATGGAATATTACAATGCCACATTACCATCGGGAGAAACAATACCCGATAATTTAATGACTGCATTTTATGAAAATATTTCAGTTGCTTCATATAAGGATAAATCAAAAGCAACATTACCGGTTATGCCAATATCACTTCCTAGAAATATGGGAGTATTGAGAATAACAGATAGCAATGACAATGATTTTATACCCGTTCAATTAGGCCAGGGGGCATTACTAAAACCTGATAAATTATTAAATGAATTATTAGGAAATATATGGTACGAAGTGAGAGGAAATACTATTATATTTTCAAAAGATATTACATTGCTTGACATTAGTTTAATAAATATGTATTTAGTAGTATTGGATATATCTTTATATTCAGATACCGATATTTTACCAATACCACCAAATATGGAAGAAGAAATAATAGAAAAAGCATTTGCTAAATTTGCACCAGTAACACCCGAAACAGGTATAGTGGATAATTTTAACGCATTAAGAAATAAAACAAATCAATAATGGTAACAGCAAGTTTAGATTATATTGTTAAAAACGCACTAGGCAAAAAAGGTTATCCATTACATTATTATTTACAATGTATGTTATATGCTTCTGATTGCTTGCGTGAACTTACTTTTGATGATTTAAGAGTAATAAACACAAAAATTATACCCGTTAATCAAACAATAAATACAGCACAATTGCCTGATGATTATCAAGATTATGTTACCGTTGGTGTAATGGTTGGACAAAGATTAAGACCTTTAACACCAACAAGCACATTGAATCCAATTACAAACCTTAATTCGGATAGTAATTTTGAAGAAATAGAATGGAATGATAATACTACATCATCGGATTCGGGGCAATCTGCATTATATTACGGGGCCTTGCCTTATGCACAATGGTTTACTACGCATTATAATGATTTTGGGGAAAACATAGGTCGTTTCTTTGGCTTAGGGGCAGGGTATCAAGAAGATACATTTCAAGTATTTAAAGAAAAAGGAATTATACAATTAGACCAAAAATTATTAGTTGATAATCTAGTATTGCAATATATTTCAGATGGTCAAAGCGCAGATGCGGCAACACAAATAAATCCATACGCTATAAAAACAATTCAAAACTTTATATTTTGGCAGTTAAAAGAACATAATAGAAATTATGGAGTAGGCGAAAGACAAGTTGCACAAAGCGAATATATTCGTGAAAGAAAAATATTAAGAGCAAGGATGTCAGATTGGAGCATTGAAAAATTAAAGAGAATAGTACAACAAAATTATAAGGGTTCTATCAAAAGCTAATAAATGATTAGAAATAAGAAAATATTTAATGGTGGAATTGATTCGGATAATAGCTTAGAATTATTAGATGATGCCAAGTATTTAAGAATAATGAATGGCAGAGTAGGTAATACACAATATGGTAGAAATAATAGAGTTGAAAATTCATTAGGCACAACTGCAATAGCAAATACAACATACCCATCAGGAGGTACAAATATGAACATTGGCAGTTGTATAGATACAGAGGGTCAAAGATTATTGTGGGCTAATTACAATAGTGCAGGAAACCATGGAATATATTGTTATGACCTTAGAGCAAGTATAGTATATGCAGTATTGTATAATAGTCAAGTTACGGGTGGATTAAACTTTAGTAAAGATTATAGAATAGATAGAAATTGTAAAGTAATAAATGGTTTATTTTATTTTAGTGATAACTTAAATGAACCAAAAAAAGTAAATATTGATAGTGGTATAAAATTAAACCAACCATCATATACAACAACAGCAGTAGCTTATACTTCTCCATTAGATTCATCTGATATTGCATTAATTAAAAGACCTCCAACATATAGCCCTACAATAGAAAAATTATATAATGGCTCTTATGTAAATAATTTTATAGCAACAAATTCATGGCAATTTGCTTGGCAGTATATTTACTTTGATGGGGAAACATCTGTATTAGGCGAATTTAGTGTGTCTTCTAAAATGAATTTAGTCGAATTAGGGGTAGCAGAAGTATATAATTATATAAATTGCAAATTAAGTTTAAGCGAAATAATACCACAAACGGTAAGAATATTAAGATTAGTTTCAAAAAACCAATTAACAAATGGATATAATGTAATTAAAACTTACGATAAATTAATAGATTCAACACCCTTTACTAATCATAATAGTGGTACAACACAAATATCGTTTGATTATTATGGAGATATTATCGGAGAAACAATAAGCGATTCAGATACAGTAAAACCTTATGATTCTGTACCATTATTAAGTAAAACATTAGAATTAGCAACAAGTAGATTATTTTTAGGAAACAATTTAGAAGGATATACCGCACCAACAAGTACATCATTATCTTATAGTCAAACATCTGGAACTGTTATAAGCAGTCCATTAACTATAACAAGACAAGATGGCCAAACGGGAAGTCCACCTAGTATTACGGGTTCTTATAAATTATTAATGACAGGTACACCACAAATAGGAGATATTATATCTCTTTTAATTACGGTATCTGATACAACACAAAGTCCAACAGTAAAGGCGGTTACTATAAATTACACAGTAGCAAGTACAAATATTTTAACAGTAGAAGCAGCATTAAGAGCAGCAATAGTAGCAGAAGGAACAACATCTGCATATCATATTACGGTTACCGACCAATCAAGCCCTAACCCATTAGCAGTAAAATTTACAACAAATACGGGTAATAGTAAGGTATTGTTTATTAATCCAACTATAACTTATATTAGTCCAACAACTGCAAATAAAAAATTTTTTAAAAATGAATCTTCATATCAATTAGGAATAACCTTTTATGATAAGGCAAGAAGAAAAAGTGGAATAGTAACAAATAGTGGTTTAATATTTCAAACACCACAAAAAACATATACAAATAATACCGCAACATTAACGGTAAATTGGTCTTTGAGTAATACAAGTGCATTAACTGAAATACCTACTTGGGCTTATTATTATTCAATATGTAGAACTTTAAATTTAAAAACTAGATATTTTATAGATTCATTAACAAGTGATGATTTTTATGCAAATAAGAATAGCAGCGGTGTGTATGAATATACTAAGAAAGTATTTGATACAACGGTTGTGGCAGTTGCTATTGATACTACCACATTATTACAATCTAAATTGGGATATACTTATACAGACGGAGATGTATGTTTATTAATAAATTCATCCACCGGAGCAAGAAATGAATTAAGAATTATTGGCACAGATGGGAAATATATTTTGTTAAGCCCTAAAGATATTGACGATTTAACAACAGCAAGTTTTTCGATTGAAATTTATACCCCATATATTAAATTAGCAGATGAGCCATTTTATGAAGTAGGTAATATTTACCCCATAACAAATGCGGGTTTATCAGGAAGGGTATATTCTACATTATCGGGAACATTAGATGGAGATACATTTATATTTCAAAGATTATACAATAGTAATGGATATTATGTTGAAGCTATGTCCCCAAATGATGATTATTATAAAAATTGGTTAACCGATGATGGATTTATTAATTATGTGACATTATTAGGTCAAAAAAGAAACGAACACGAAATTAGGTATTCTAATGTATATGCAACGGGTACTCAAAACAATGGTTTAAGCACATTTGAGGCCCTTAATTACAAAACTACTCCATTAGGTCTAGGAGCAATACAAAAACTACAATTGGCCTCTAAAACATCAGAACAAGGGGTTATTATGTTGGCTATATGTACTTTACAAACCGCATCTTGTTATTTGGGAGAAGTGCAATTAGTTGGTTCTTCTGCAAATTCTTCTTTAATTCAAGATACCGCAGTTATAGGAACAATTAATGTTTTAAAGGGTATGTTTGGCACCACCTCGCCCGAATCAGTAGTAGAATATCTTGGTAATGTATTTTGGTATGACTTAAACAATGGGGCCATAGTTCAATACGCTTCTAATGGTTTATCTTCAATTGGATCGTTTGGTAATGATAGATTATTTAAAAATTACGCAAAAGGTTATTTGGCAACAAGTTCAGCAACCTTAGACACACTTAATGGATTTCATCATTTACCAACATTTATAGACCCATTTCATAGAGAATTTAATGCAACATTAATAGGTTTAATAGCCGAAAGTAGTGCTCCCGTATTACCTAGTTACGATACAATACCATCTTATGCAAGTTCAATAATTAATAGATTTGATATTAATGACAATTTAGCTAAAACATTGGCTTTCAATATTATAGAAAACAAATGGGTATCTGATTTTCAATTTATAGCAGAACAATATGATTATTTTGAAAATAGATTATTTGCTTTTAAGAATGGCACTTTATATGAAATGAATACAAATAGTTCCTCATGGAACACTTGGTTTGGCACCCAATACCCATTAAGAATGTGTTGGGTAGTAAACAAACCCGTAAGTAGCGTAAAAGATTTGTATGAGATGTCTTTAGAGGGGTCAAATGCTCCTAATTTTACGGTAATTTACAATACTAACCCAAATATTCAAATAACTGATTTAACAATAGATGATTTTTATAATAGAGAAGGTGTATTTTATGCTAGTTTATTTAGGGATAGGTTATCTCCAAATACTACGGGAGATGTAAATGATAAGCTATTAAAAGGGGATATTATGGTTTCACAAGTTCCATTAGTAATGACCGAATTTCAACAATATTCTTCATTAATTTATATTAATTTTGTTAATACGGGATTTAATGTTTCAAGAGGACAAAATTCTATATTAATATCATAAAAAAATAGTAATTTTAGTTATGAGCAATTATATAAGTTATGCTTTAATAAAATATGCTTTTAAAAATGATGATGAAATAGGAAAATATTGTGACCCTGATTATAAAGACAAAAGCATAAAAGAATTATGTTTTAGCTTTTTTATAAAATTGTTAGAATATGAAAAAAAATTTGGTAATTGTGATTTTGATGATATAGTAATAGATGGAAAGATAGTAGGTTTTGTTTTTTGTTGTAATGATATGTTGGTTAGTTTTGGGGTAAACAAAAAATATAGAACAAAAGAGAATTTAGAAAAAGTTTTTGAATTTATAAAAAGTAAATTTAAAACTGATTTTATATCATATATGTGGGATAGAAATAGTAGAGCAATAAATTGGTTAAAAAAATGTGGTATGAAAGAAGAAGAAAGTAAAATAAATAATGTAACAAAATTAAAATATAGTTTATGCCAGTAACAACAGGAGCAATAATAGGTGGTATAGGTGCATTGGGAAAAGTATTTATGGGGGTTAAGCAAAATAATTTGGCTAACCAAATAAACCCACAATATGTACCATATCAAAAAAATCAATTTGCAACACAATATCTAGGAGCAGCACAAAATTTATATAATTCAAGGATGCCAGGAGCGGCTAATTTTACAGCTAATATACAAAAATCACAAGCAGACCAAATAGCTAAGATACAAAGAAATGCAACTGATTCTAGTACATTATTGGCATTAGGTTCAGCAACGCAAGGACAATCTAATCAAGCATATTCGGATTTATTGGGAAAAGAAGGTCAATTCAAGTCGGGGATGTTGGGCCAATTAGGTAATGCAACACAAATGGAAATATCAGAAGGGGATAAGGTATATAAAGATATGCTAACAAAATACCAATTAGATAGCCAAGCGCAGGCCGCATTAAGACAATCGGGTACAAATAATATATTTGGTGGAGTAAGTGACATAGCAGGTGGTTTAATGCAATATGGTAATTATCAAAATGCAGCAGGTGCAAATACTAATGCAGCGGATTATAATAAAATATTAAAAGCCAAATATGGCCTATAATTTATAAAAACAAAAAGCATTATGCCAAGTCAAGGTAGTTTAGGAAGTTATGCAGTCAATTTGCCGAGTATTTTTCAATCTCCTGCGGAAGCGTTGCAACAAGCAACAGTTCAAAAAGAAAGAAATACCCAACAACTTCAACAACAAGGAGAAAAGTTACAAGAAATGGGTATGGCCCAAGCAAAATTAGCAAGGGAAGAAGCAGCTAAAAAACAAGCGTATTTACATGATAATTTAGACCCTTCAAAATATGTTACGGGCACTCAAATGATAGATGCCTCATCATCTCAGCAAATTAATGATTTGATAAAAAGATCCACAGAAGGCGATTTAAAAAATATGAGTGATTCTGATTTAAAACAATATTTAGACAATCAAATGCAAAATATTAAATTGGCAACAACTAAGTTTAAAGCAGAAGAAAAGTTATTAAATGAAATTAAAACAAAAAAAAGATTAGAAAATCCTGGATTTGATGAAAATTTATTTAATATTGAATATAAAAATGAATTATCTAAAAGGTTATTAAATGAAGATGGAACATTAAATCCAAACCCAAATGATTCAGAAATTTTAAAAAATATTGAAAATCCGGGATACATGGCTAAATTTATAACTAGCCATCCTTCATTTTATAAATTATTAATGGATAAATCTACAAGTGAAGAAGCTAAATTTAAAATAGGTACACCCGAAAGTAATGTAACACAAGAGGGTCGTATTGGTTTTTGGGAAGATATTAATCTGCCAACACCTGCAAGTGGGTTTTATCCAAGAGGAAGTAAATTAGAATTAGTTAAAAAACTTAGTAATGGACTTATTTCAACACCGCAAGGTGATGTATCAGTTCCAGTTGTAACTAATGATGTTTATGAAAAATTAATATCAACTCCTAAAGTAGAAAATGAAATTTATTCACTTGCTTTTCATAAATTTAATGGTCAACCCAATAGTGAAGGTTTGGGAAAAATAGCTTTTAATAAAATGTCAGAAGAAGATAAAAATGTAGCATTAAAAAACGTAGCAGCAGAATTTATACATAAAGTATCTCAAAATAAATTAAGAACCGGAGAAGTATATAATAGACCCGTAACCAATGTAAATATGGGAGAGCAAAAAGGAATGGAAGGATTAAATTGGGTAAAAGGATTTAAAGGTGCAATAGAATCTGGCGATTACAATGCAGCAATACAAGAAGCAAGAAAATTATTTGCAGGTAATGGTTCTTATCAATTTGATAATATGAAAATTGCAGATGATGGTGGTATTAGAGTTGAGTATAGTAAAGATGGAGAACCGGAAAATGATTTAATAATAAAACCAAATGACCGAAATTATTACTACAAAATAGCCAATTTATATCAAAAAGTAACGGGTAGTGATGTTAAAATGGAAAAATATGTAATAAGCAATAAAGTGAATTTGACTAATAATTCAAAGGCAAATAGTAGTACATATACAATTAATGGAGAAAAATATACACATAAAGAATTGATAGATAATGGATGGACAGAAGATGGTATAAAGAAACTGAAAAAAAATTAATAAATTAAGTTAAATATAACATAAATGGCAGAAGAAGTACAAGATATTGCTATTCAAGAAGGAACTACACCACAAACTAGAAAGGTGCCAAGTATGGATGAGGTATTAGGCACAAAGACTAAAAAAGTGCCAAGTATGGAAGAAGTTCTTGGTAATGAAAAAAAAAATTCTTTAAGTTCTCAATACGTATCTTCTCCTACACAATCTCCATTAGCATCACCTAATTTTAGTCAAGGAGAAAAGATGGCTAAAGTGGGTTTTACCATTCCGTCTGCTGCTAATATTCAACATACACCGGAACAGCAAAATTGGTTATTAAATACTATATCATCATTAGATAAGGGGTTTTATAAAAATCTAATAGGAAATCCAACAAAAGGATTAGGTACCGCATTGCAAGGAGCAACTAAAAAAGCTATGGGTGGTAAGGGGGAGGGGTTAATAAGCAATGCATTAATTAAGTTTGGTGATTATTTTAATAAAACTATTGATGAATTAACACCGCAAGATGAAGAATTTAAAAATAGTTTATCAGACCAAGTTGCACAAGCATTGGGTACTGTTGGTTCTATGGTTTTAACGGGAGCGGCTAGTGGAATGGGAAAAGGAAGTGCATCATTAATGAATGCATCACAAGTACCAAAAGCTAATGTAGCAATAAATGCTGCTAAAGAATTTGGTAAAGATTTAATAAATCCCGTATCAGTTAGCGCAGGTTTGTCTATGGGGCAATCTGAATTTGATAAAGCAAAACAATTAGGGGCTACTGATGACCAAGCATTTGAGGCATTTTATAAAAACGCAGCAGTAGGTTCTATTTTAGAACAAATACCAACAATGCAATTTCTTAAAAGATTTAATCAATCTACGGGTGGCGGTATTGCTAATTACATTAAAACTAAGGGAATTGCTGGTATAACGGGTGGATTGGAAGAATTATCCACAGAGGTTTTACAACAATTATATGCAAATAAAACTGCAAAAGATATTTACAATATAAACCAAGATTTATTTGAAGGAGTAGCAGAATCGGGTGGTATTGGTTTTGGGGTTGGATTTTTATTAAATGCCCTAGGTGCCAATGCAAAAATATTAAGAAAGCAAGGCAATAAAGTTGAAGCAGAAGTTATAAAAGACCAAGTAGATTCATTCAAATCTAAAATGGAAAATGCATCAAAAGAAGAAGATAAAATAGAACAAGTTAAACAACAAGAGCAACAAAAAAACGGAATTGATAAAAGACAAGAACAATTTGATGTATTTTCTCAATTAGCATCATCAAATCCTAATTTTAAGTTTACTGATTCATTTGATGAATTTAATAATAAAATAAATAGTGAGGGTGGAGAACAATATTTAAAAGATTTATACAATCAATCTAAGCCATTTGTACAAACAGGGGATTTAGGAGAAGTAGAAACAAATACCGAAGATAACTTTGTTAATTATTTAAAGCCTAAAGAAGAAGTTGAACCAATTGAAGAAATATCAGTATATCATGGAGGTAGTATAGATGATTTATCTAAAGCAGAAGGTGGGTTATTTGTATCTGAAGACAAAAATCAAGCAGCAGCTTATGCTAAAGGTAATAATGGCAATGTACAAGAATTTAAAATAAATAAGAATGACATATCAGATGAAGCTGAGGTAAGAAAAATTATAGTTGAATTAGGGTTAAAATCTAAACAAGAAGGTTGGGATTTGTCAAAAGAATTAATGCTTCATGAGATATTAGACCCTAGGTTTGAAACATCTTTAAGTGATGCAGATTTAAGTAAATTATATACTGAATTAGAAAAAAGAGGCTATAAAGCTATTAAAATGTCAGCTACTGATGTGACAGGCAAAGAGTTTAGTGTAGATGATATATTAGTTTTGAATCCAAAAGAAACATTAAAAATAGAAGTTAAACCAATTGAAGAACAATTAAAACCAAAAGAAAATGCCGTACAAAAGTCAAGCACAGAGGGGGTACTTCCACTCACACCAAATGGAAATGGAGAAGAAGGGGGTAAGCGTGAAGGAATGGGACAAGGAGTCCAAGGGAAAGGAATTACCCAAGAAGGTGAAACCACACAACCCGAAAGTACTACGAAAGAAAATGTAATACCACCACCACCACCAATACAAGAAGATGGTGAGAAAAAAGAGCCATTAAGAACAAATGAAAAGGCTATACTTAAAAGATTATTTGAAAGTAAAAATATATCAGAAGATGTAAAAAACAAGTTTAAAGATAATTTAAAGTATAAAACAGCTAGTAAAGAAGAAGCTAGAAATGTAGCCAAAGAATTTGTAAAAGAATATGGTTCAGAAGATGCAGTTACTTTAGCAGAAGCGGGTAAATTTGATGGTGATGTAAATTCATTCATATTTGCAGAAGCTATTGATAATGCAGCTAGAAAAGAAATGGAAGCCAAAACAGAAGAAGAAAAAATAAAGTACGCTTCTGAATGGGCAGATTATGCTATGAGGTATGACGAAGCAGCTAGAAAAGGGGGTAGATTTATTTCAGCAATTTCTGACTTTTATAAGAAGTCGCCATTGGGGGTGTTAATGGTAGAAAAAGCAAATAGAGAAAATTCTTTTAAAGAGTGGTTTAAAAACAAGGAAAAATCTTACAAAGAGGTATTTGATGAATTAATCAAAGAACCAGAATTTAAAGATTTAATGGATGAAAAAGTACAATCAGAATTAAAAGAAGAAAGAAAAAAAACAAGAGCAGATAAAAGACAAAAGATTGATGACTTTTTTGAAAAAGCTAAATTAAAAGGCAATAATTTATACGCAGTACCAATACCACCGCAAGTAATTAATAGTGCATTAGAGGTAATGAAACAAGCAGTATTAGCAGGTGAATCAATAGTTAATGCAGTTGGTATGGCAGTTGAACATATTTCTAAAGAAGTTAAAGATTGGGATAAAGAAAAGTTTAAAAAAGAATATGAGGAAAAATTAAGTCAATTTGAAACAAGTAAAACAACTAAAACAGAATCGGAATTAACTAAGGATAAGCAAGATAAAATGCTTGATAGTTTTAGAAAGAAGCTAAAGGGATTAAATGAAGAACAAAAAGCAGATGTTATTAGGAGGTCATTTAAAAAATTAGTAGAGAATGGTGCATTGGAATATGATGACTTTAAAAAAATTATACAAGATGTAATGGGTAATGGTGAATTAACCCAAGAAGAACAAGATAAAATTAAAGATTTAGTTACCAAAATAAATTCAGTAGAAGATGTTGCAAAATCAATAAGAGAAGATGATAACAGGTCGGAAGAAAATCTAAAAAAATATAAAGAAGCTAAAAAAGAAGCAGAACAAGCATCTACTGAATTAGGAAAAATGGTTTATAATAAAATAAATTTGACTAATAGGGTATTATCAATAATGCAATTAAATACATTAGGTATTCCTTCATTGATAAATAACCCAATATTTAACATTTGGAATCAATCAACTGTTAGATTTCCAATAGGGGTGCAATTAAGTGTTATAGACCAAATTTTATATGGTGGAAGTAAAGTATCTAATAAGCTATTTGGTACAAGTATTTTATATCCCGAAAATAATATATTTATATCGCAAAAGTCATTTTTTAGCAAATTGGGAGAAGGTGCAAAGCAATCTACTGAACAATTATTTACGGGTTTAACCAATGCGGATTATTTTCAAAAAGAAGTTAGAAGTTCACAAATACATCCATTTACATCTATAAAAGAATTATGGGATTGGAAGTTTAATGGCAAACCATTAACAAAAGAACAAGTAGCAGATAAATTATTACAAGCAGGACCAGGTTTTACAGCAGAAATCGTAGCAAGATTATTAAATATAGGTGATAAGCCACAAAGATATGCAGCAGAAGGAGCACAAGCCGCAGTATTTGCTAAAAAATTAGGTTTAAAGGGAGTTGATTTAAAATATTTTATGGAGTTTCCAAAAGAGGAAGCATATAGAGCATTTAAAAAACAAGGATTATCAGATGAAGTAGCAATGCAAAAAGCAGAAGAAATGCTACAAAGAATAATTAAACAAGGTGAAGAATCCACATTTCAACAAAATAGTTTATTAAATGATGCCATACAAGGTGCTTTTAAACCTTTTGGCAAATTTGGTGACGTTATTAAGACATTAAATATGCCTTATGTTAAGATACCTTTAAATGCTTTTTGGTCGGTATATAATTTAATTAACCCAGAAGTCGCATTTTTGCAATCAGCAGTTTATGGTTTAAAAGCTATAAAATCAAAATCATCAGCAGATATTCAAGAATCTAAAAAATGGTTTGCTCATGCAGTTACGGGAATGGCATTAACGGCAATAGTTGGTGCATTGGCTAAGGCAAAAATAATTAATTCTGACAATGATGATGAAACTACCAAAAAAGAAAGAATGGGTGAAAAATCATTTGAACAACAAAATAGCATTAATGTATCAAAATTAAATGCATATTTAAGAGGCGAAAATCCTGATGACGTAAAGGATGGTTTAAATGTAGATTTAAAATGGTTTGGTAATGTTGGAAATGTAATGAATGTTACATCTCAAAAATTAGAAAATATGACACCTGAACAAAAGAAAAATGGTATGTCATATATGGAAGATATGATGGAAAGACAATCAGAATCAGCTAAAGAATTTGTTAATAATGGAGTATTTGCAAACACATCAGGTTTATTAACGGCTGCAACTAAAGGAGGACAATTTTGGGATGCTTATGGATTAAATTTAATTAATATGGGAGCCAATGTTATTCAACCTGCAATGTTTGCTCAAATGTCAAGAGCACAATTACCATATTATTCTCAACAAAAAGCAGATAGTTTTATGAAAGAACTTGAAAATAGTATGCTTACTCGTTCAGGAACATTAAGAACCATAATGAAAAAATACCCACCATCACAAAACAATATATGGGGCGAAAGAATGGATAGAAAAGACAATGTAATAATGAAGCTATTTGGTATGAGCAAAACAGATCCCGATAACTTTGCACAACCAATATATAAAGATTATAAAAGAACAGATAATACCAAGTTTTTTCCACCTTCAATAAAACCAGAAGTTAATAATAAACCAATTACAAACGACCAATTAAATAAACTAGAAGTATTGGTAGGTCAAAAAAGAAAAATGTTAGTCGCACCATTTATAAATGATGGAGCAACTTTAAAAGGATTTAAAAATGTTTATAGTAAACTATCAGATGATGATAAAGTAGATGCATTAAATATAATTTATAAAATGGCTTACAATGAAGGAGAAAAGGATTTTGTATCTTTATATCCCGATTTCTATGCATCAAAAAAGAAAACAAAAGAACAAAAAAAAGAAACAAAAGAAAATAGAATATTTAAAAAATCATTAACAAAATTTTTAAAATAAAATGGAAGAAACACAACTACAACAAAGAATACAAGATTTAGAAAAACAATTAGAATTTTCAGAAAGTAAAAGAAAGATTTACGAACAAAATGGAGCAGCTAAATTATTTTATGCCTTAAATAGAAAAGCCAATGAAATGGCAGATTTATTAAACGCTTTCAATTTATCTACATTAAATTTAGATGACCCAAAAGACAAAACTTTTGAAAGATTAAAAATTATTTGGAACGATAGTTCAGCATTATCAACCGCTATTAAAGACTTAGGAATTTCAGCAGGAGTTACGGGAGATGAAAAGAAAGATATTGAAAAGAAACCATTTGTGGAAACTATTGCAGAAGCAAGAAAATAATATATGGGTAAAAAAATAAAAATATACGGAACGGAAATAGAATTGCCCGAACAACCTCCTATTGAAGAAATAGAAAATTGGGGAGAAAATGATACTAAAAATCAATTTTGGAAAAGATTAGATTTGCCTAATTTTTTTGAATATGTTGAATATGATAAAGAAGAAAATGTATTACTTACAAAAGAACAAGAAATATATGCACGAGAGGAAGTAAGAAGGTGTAAGCAAGGGTTTTGGTTTATGAATAATGGTATTCCAACTTATATAACGGGTAAAAATTATTTTTATTTACAATGGTGGAAATTAGAAGATGATATATATGCAGATTATAGAGATACAGATAGAAGATATTATTTGTATTTAAACCATTGGGAAAACATGGCGTGGTGTTTGGGTATAATCAGAGGTAAAAAACGTAGAGAAGGAGCAACATCACAAGCAACTTCTAATTTAGTATATGAAGCAATATTTTTTAAAAATAGTAATTGTGGATTAACAAGCAAAACAGCAGTGGATGCTGGAACTGCATTTACAAATATGGTTTCTTTTGGTTATAGGCAGTTACCCGTTTTTTTAAAACCAAAACAAATAAATAATAAAGATAGTGTTACCAAATTGGTATTTGCACATAAATCTATAGATATAAAAGATGGAAAAGGAAATGCAATAGATAATAATACAGGGCATCGTTCAAGTATTGATTTTCGTGCCCCTAGTCCAAACGTATACGATTCAGGTCGTTTAAGTAGAGGTCTTTTTGATGAAGGTGGTAAATGGGAAATAGATTTTTCAAACTTTATATCAAAAGTAAGTAAGACATTAGTAAAAGGTGCTAAAAAAGTAGGTTTTATGGAACTTCCATCAACTTGTAATAGTATGTCGCAAGGAGGACAAGCGTATTTTGATGAATGGATTAAAACAAAAAAGTTACAAAAAAATAGAACTGCAAATAGATTAGTTTCTTATTTTAGTTCATCGTATGATGGGTACGAAGGTTTTATTGATAAATATGGAATGAGTGTTATTAATGAACCAACGGAAGAACAATTTGAATATTTGGTAGAAAAATATGTAGGAGCAACTGAATTAGATGAAGAAGATATTAAAATGGGGTCAAAACAATATCTTTTAAACAAAAGAAAGGATTTAGAAGGGAAATCATTGGAGGAGGAAATTCGTATGAATCCATTTGATGAAAAAGAAATGTTTATGCTTCGAAATTCTAATTGTCATTTTGATGCAGTATTATTAAATGATTTGTATGAGATTGCAAAAATGAATGAAAAAGAAGTAATAGAATATGGCAATTGGACTTGGAAAGATGGAATACCTTTTACGGAAGCAATATGGGAAACAACTTCAAAAGAATACGCAAGATGGCATAGAGCAAAGAATTTTAAGATACCTCAAGGAGATACTTATACTAAAAGAGGAAATTTATTTATACCAAAAAATCCCGTTCAGTTTATTATGGGATGCGATCCGTTTCAAAATTCAATAGTAGAATCAGGAGAAGGGTCAAAAGCAAGTAGTGGAGTATTAAATAGGTATGATATTGGTAATAATGACCCCGTATATGATATGATGTTTGTATGTAAATATCACGCAAGGCCAAAAATGGTAGAATTATTTCATAATGATATGGCTTTACAATGTTTTGCTTATGGAGGCCAAATGTTAATAGAGGCAAAAATGGATGGTGGATTAAGAAAGTATTTTGAAGATAATTACCTAGCCGCATTTATGATAATGATGCCTGGGAAATCTACTTATGGTATAGACCCAAATTCAGATAATAAGGCCCTAATGGTAAACCTATGGGAACAATATATTTTAACACATGGAAAAGAAGGTAAAATAATATATCCCGAAGTAATTGATAGCAAATACGATGGATTGCTTAAATTTGATGTAACCGATACGGAAAAGTCAGATGAAGTTATGGGCTTGGGGTGGACTTTGGTAGCCGATTATTACAAAAAAGCCAATTTTAAAAAAATAAATAAAACAAATATTGAAGATTTCTTTAAAATGAAAAAAGTATCATAATGGAAAATTGGATTAATTTTTTTGATAAGATATATGTTATAAACCTAGCCAAAAGAACTGATAGGTTATTGCAAATTGCAGAAGAATTAGAGAGGTATAATATACCATTTGAGTTAGTTACCGCCATAGAGCAAGAAGATGGAGCAGAAGGGCTTAAAATGACAATGCAAGGCATATTTAAGAAATCCATTGAAAAAAGGTATGAATCCATATTAGTTTTTGAAGATGATGCTTATTTTGTAGAAGGGGTAGAATATACTAACGAAGTGTTAAATAATGCCATGGATCAATTACCCAAATATTGGGATATGCTATTATTAGGGGGCCAACCGGTAATGGGTTTTACCGGCCAAATATCCCCTAATTTATTATCGTTGGAAGATTGTTATGCCACACATTCAGTAGCTTATAGCATTAATTGCATGAAAAGAATAATGGCCTTGGGTATGGAATCACCAATAGACAATTGGCTAGTAAAACACATTCAAACACAAAAAAGAACATATATAACATACCCATTATTAGCAAGCCAAAGGGCAGGAATTAGCGACATAGGTAAGGCATATATAGATTGGAACCCATTTATAATAAACAAATACAACCAAAAATTAAACGAATTATGAGGCAATTATCAATTGTAATCCCATCTTGGGAAAGAGTGGATATGACCATAAATAGCTTTAAAAAAGTACACAACGACAAAAGAGTACATTCTATTGTTATAGTGGATGATGCAAGTTCAATGGCGACTTACAAAGAATTAGAGGCAAAATGTAGCCAATTTTCAAAAGTAAGTTTATATCGAAACCAAAATAACAAAGATTGCTATGCAAATAAATTATTAGCAGTAAGCTATTCACCAACTGATTTTTGCATATTACTAGATTCTGATAATCAAATAGATAAGTATTATATTGATGCTATTTTTAATCAAGAAGATTGGGATTGGGAAACCATATTTCAACCTACATTTGCAAGACCAATGTTTGATTTTAGGGCATTTAATGGATTGACAATTAAGAAATCCAATGTGGCAAAATATATAGCAAAACCATTGTTTGATACAGCTTTAAATGCCATGAACTACTTTGTTAACAAAAACAAATACATAGAAGTTTGGGATGGTAATGTTGACCCACATAGTTCAGATTCAATATTTCAAAATTATAATTGGCTAAACGCAGGGTATAAAATAAAATTTTTAGAAGGAATGGAATATGAACATTTGGTACATGATGGAAGTCATTATAAAGCAAATTCGCATAAATCACCTGAATTTTATCAAGAAATATTACAAAAATTAGGAGAATTAAGGTAATTAATTTAATATTGCATTGGTTATAACACAACTAATTATGCCACATTGTACTTTTATACCTGCGGGGAGGCTTGGGAATTGGTGTTTTGAATGTGCTACTGCGATAGCATATAGTTTAAAGCATAATTTAGATTTTACTGTTCCAATCGATACGGATAATATAAAATGGAATCCTATATATTGTTTGCATTTGGCAGATTTAAGCTATAACCCATATTTAGATAAGGTGGATTTATGGGAAAATAGTCATAGTTATGAAGAATTGCCATTTGATGAATCATGGAGGCATAAAAATATAGTTATACAGGGTTATAGGCAATCAGAAAAGTATTTCAAAGAGTATAGACAAGAAATATTATACCTATTTAACTTACCTTATAAGTTAACCCCAATATGTAGTATTCACGCTAGATATGGAGATTATTTAACCATAGAAGGTAAGCATATAGTAATAAACGAAGAATACTTGACCAAGGCAATGGATATGATAAAAATAAAAACAGGACTTACTAGATTTAAGGTTTTTTCAGATGATATACCATATTTTAAAAAACAATTAGGACACTTATACGATTTTGAATATAGTGGAAATACTGATGAATTAAGCGACCTAATAGAAATAAGTTGTTGCCATAGTCAGATTAATTCTAGTAGCACTTTTTCTTGGTGGGGAGGATGGTTAAACCAAAATAAAGAAAAGGTTGTAATTACCCCCAAAAAATGGTTTCAAGATGGGCATGGTTTAGACACAAAAGATATAGTACCAAACGAATGGATAAAAATATAATTATGAGTTACGCATTAGAAAACATAGATATAGGCGGCAAAATGTTTGATTTTAAAGAATATTATGACATGGTTGCAGAAAGACTGCCTAATAATTGTAAAATAGGCGAAGTGGGTATAGCTAATGGCAAGTCGGCAATTTATTTGGCAGAAAAAATATTATCATTAGGGAAAAAAATAGATAGATTTGTTTTAATTGATTCAATGCAATATGGCGGTAATTATCAAATACAAACAATTATTAATCATTTAATAAAAAGCGGAGTAGGACAACATTGCGAATTGATTATAAAAAATAGCCTTGATGCAAGTTGCGAATTTCCAAATGATTATTTTGATTATGTTTTTATAGATGCTTCACACGAATACGAATTGACAAAAGCTGATATTAGACTTTGGTATAGAAAAGTAAAAGGAGATGGCTTTTTAGCAGGTCACGATTATAACGCAGATGAGGTAAATAGAGCAGTTGATGAAGTATTATCAAAAGAAATTGTTTATGTTAATCAAAATTTTTCAACTGAAATATTAAAATTAATAGATACTGAAAATGATTTTGGAGTTTGGGAATATACAATAAATTGGCAAACTAAAAAAATAATAAAATAATGAAAACAGCATTAATAACTGGTTCTAGTGGGTTTATAGGTGGTCATTTAACAAAATATTTAAAAAATAAAGGATATTTTGTAATTGGTGCAGATATAGAACAACCTAAATATGAAAAACCTACAATATTTTATAATTATGATTTAAGGAATCAATTATTATGTAAATATATATTTCAAAATCACAAAAACATTGATGAAGTATATAATCTTTCATGCATTATGGGCGGCATGGGGTTTATAGGGAATAAATCCCATAGTTATGATATAATGGTTGGTAGCACTCAAATAGTATCAAATATAATAGAATGTAGCATAGAGTTTGGAGTTAAAAAATCTTTTTATAGCAGTTCTGCTTGTGTTTATAATATGCGCCTACAAGAAGGTACCGATAATGTATCATTAAGGGAATCAGACGCCTATCCTGCTATGCCTGATTTAATGTATGGATGGCAGAAATTGCAATCAGAATTGATGTATCAATCAGCTTATGAACAACACAATTTAAACGTAAGAATTGCTAGATTTCATAATATTTTTGGCGAAGAAGGAATATGGTTTGGCGGGAAAGAAAAATATCCTGCCTCAATTTCAAGAAAAGTGGCAGAAGCAAAAGATGGAGATGAAATAGAGGTATGGGGTGATGGGAAACAAACAAGAAGTTTTTTACATATTAATACTTGCATTGAGGGTATAATGAAATTAATGGAAAGTGATTATAATCAACCATTGAATATTGGAAGTGATGAATTAGTAAGTATTGATGAAGTCGCAAATATGGTAATTAAATTATCCGGAAAAAATATTTTAATAAAACATGATTTAACTAAGCCACAAGGAGTAAGAGGTAGAAATAGTAATAATGAGTTAATTGAAAAAGTTTTAAAATGGAGGCCAAATACAAAATTGATAGATGGCTTAACTACTACATATAATTGGATAAACAAACAAGTAAATAAGTAATAATATGATGATACCATTTGACTACTTGGTCGATAAATATAAAATAGATATAAAAGGAGTCGCACACTTTGGCGCAAGCTATGCGCAAGAAAGATTTGAATATGATAAATATTGTAAAGGTAAAGTTATATGGGTTGAGGCTATTCCTAATGTGTATAATGAACTTGTAGAAAACTTAAAATCATTCACAAATCAAAAAGGCATTAACGCTTGTTTAAGCAATGTAGATGGTCAAGAAATAATTTTTAATGTTTCAAATAATGAAAGTCAAAGTTCATCAATGTTAGAATTAGGTACACATTCTATAATTCATCCCGAAGTGCATTATGTTGAAAAATTATCAATGATAACAAATAGAGCAGATACATTATTTACTAAAGAAGATTTTAAAGATATAAATTTTCTTAATGTAGATTTACAAGGAGCAGAACACTTAGCCATAGAAGGAATGGGTGATTTGATTAAAAATATTGAATGGGCTTTATTAGAAGTAAACAAAAAAGAAGTTTACAAAGGTTGTATGACAATAGATAATATGGATTATTTTATGTTACAAAGGGGATTTGAAAGAGTAGAAACAGGAGTTTTGGTAGCTGATTCATGGACTGATGCACTTTATAAAAGAACTTTTAAAGTATGATAAAAGTACCCCATGAATTTACCCCTACAATAAATACCATATACCCACATGGTAATTTAATTATTTTTGAAGATTGGTTTTCTTATAACGATATACCCAATACAAATAGACAATACCTACCAATCCAATGGACTGCATATCATGTAAATAATAATTACGGGAATGATATAGTAGCAATTAAAAGATTACAAGATTATGTAGATTTATTACCAAGAAATTTTAAATATTTTACCATTGTTCAATATGATGATGGTTGTTTAATAGACTTTAAGGATTTAGATATACTTATTTTTAGCATGAGTAAAAAAATAGGAGTGGAAATACCACTTCTTTGTATGCCACATAAATTTGAATTTAATGGCGAAAAAGAAATTTACGCATCATTTATAGGTACACATACTCACCCAATAAGAGAACATATATTTAATATAAAAGACAATAACTATTATATTTCAGACAATCCTCATAATGAAAAAGATTTTTGTAATATATTGGCTTCTTCGTTATTTGGTTTATGTCCCAGGGGATATGGTTTAAATAGCTTTAGAATAGCTGAATGTATGCAATATGGCACTATACCCGTTTATATATCAGATGAATTTATAGGAGTTTTTGATGCAAATTTTGAGAAATATGGGGTACTTGTAAAAGAAAAAGATGCACATAGAATTACTGAAATTTTATATTCAATCCCATTAGAAATTGTATATGAAAAACAAAAAAAAATAAAAGAATACTACGATAAATATTATACTTATGCAGGGGCCTTTAATCAAATAATAACACACTTACAAAATGAATATAGTAGTAATACATGATTTTAGTGCCAACGATAGATTTGATAGGTTAATGAAGGAATTTACTGAACAAGGTATAAGATACTACACAATATTACCCGCAATACATAGTCAAGAATCAGCTTTAAAAGGAATTAATTTAGCTCACAAACAATGCGTTCAATATGCCATAAATAATGGCTTAAAAGAAATATGCATAATGGAAGATGATGTTAAATTTACAAGCCCAAATAGTTTTAAACATTTTTTGGAAACAAAACCAAGCGATTTTGATTTATATTTAGGTGGAGTTTATTTAGGTGAAATACTACCAAATAATTTAATTAAATCTTTTGCAGGGTTACATTGCTATATTATTAAAGAGCAATTTTACAATACATTTTTAAACGTACCGGATAATGAACATATAGATAGAGCATTATCAAATCTAGGTACATTCTATGTTTCATACCCATTTACTTCAATTCAATATAATGGGTATTCTTACAACACTAAACAAGTAATGAATTACGATAGTTTACTTGATAATAAATTGCTTTATTAATTTAATTAACTTAATAATATTAATCATTCTTTTTAATTATTTTTGGTTTAATTAAAAAGAAAGCAATTTTATGTCCGAAATTTGGAAAGATATAGAAGGGTATGAGGGATGTTATCAAATTAGTAATTATGGTAATTTTAAATCTTTAAAAAGAGAATATTTTACCAATGGCGCAAGAAGATTTACTGAAGAAAAAATATTAAAAGATAGACTTAGTACAGATGGGTATTTAAGAGCAAGTTTATCATTAAATGGTAAAATAAAAAATACAACAATTCATAGATTGGTAGCTAAGACATTTATTCCAAATTTAGAAAATAAGCCAGAAGTTAATCATATTGATGGTAATAAAAAAAACAATAATTTTAATAATTTAGAATGGGTTAATCGAAGCGAGCAGATGATACATGCAATGAAAAATAATTTAAACAACATTAGGAAAAATGTAGAAGGATTGCCAAACCCAAGCAATAAACTTGTTATTGATTACAATACAGGTATTTTTTATGAATCAGCAAAACAAGCATCAATTGCAAAAGGAATAAAATATTCCACATTAAAAGGAATGTTGACTAATAGAAATTCAAATAGAAGTGGGGTATTCTATATATAAATTAATATTTTAAATGCAACAAGCAACTAATACCTACCCATCTCATCAAATTGACCCTAAATCTAAGGGTTACGATTTTATCTTGCAATATGTGAAAGCCGCTTTTGCAGATTCAAGGGGTTTCGTACCAAATAATATGTTGAATTTTGGTCAATCCAAAATGAATGAGATTAGACAATACGCATTAGGCAGACAATCAACAACAAAATATAAAGAAAAATTAGGAGCAGATGAACAAACCAATAAAAGTTGGTTAAATGTTGATTGGACACCACCTTCATTCATTACAAAATTTAGAGAAATTGCTATTTCGAAATTAGTTCAAAGAAGATATGATATTAATGTTTATGCAGTTGACCCATTAGCCAAAAGTGATGAAGATGAATACTTTAATAAAATGAAGGTTAAAATATTGATGAAAGAGGCGGCACAAAAAGCAGGAGCAGAAGATATAGCAAATAGTCCAATGTTACAACCTGCACCAAATGAAGCTGCCGATATGGAACAATTATCAATGGAGCAGCAATTTGGCTATAAACATATTATGGCAATGGAAGCTGAAATGGCAGTTGCATTGGCTTTTCAAAATAATAAATTTGATGAATTAAGAAAAAGAACAATAGAGCACTTATTTGATTTTGGAATTGGTGGATATACTGAATATATTGATGAAAATGGACAAGTAAAAGTAAGAGAAGTAGATCCTGAAAATATGGTATTATCTTATTGCTCTAAAAATGATTTTTCAGACTTAGTGCATTGGGGAGAGGTAAGAGAAGTATATGTTGGAGATTTAGCACCATATTTTACACCCGAACAAATGGATAAGATTGTAACATCAGTTGCAGGTAGATTTGGCAATCCATCAAACTTTATGTATGGAACCGATTATTCTAAATATTGGAATAGATTTAAGGTATTAGTATTAGATTTTGAATTTTTATCTTGGAATGATTATACTTATAAATCAGAGGTGGATAATAGAGGTAATGAAAGATTTGGCAAAACAAAATATAAGAATGAATTAAAGTCTAATGATAATGCCAAAATGGGTACAATCCCCAATATGGTAGATGATGAAAATAGAGGAGAAGCACAACCCGTTTATATGCCAGTAACTAAAAAAGTAGTATATAAATGCAAATGGCTAATACAAACCGATTATATGTATGATTGGGGTATTTCAGAAAACCAAATTAGAAAACAAGCAAGTTGGTGGGACACTAAATTAAATATTCAATTATACTCTTGGAATTTTTATAAAATGAGATTTGCGGGTATTACTGAAAGATTAATACCATTAGAAGACCAAGCGTGTTTACATTGGTTTAGGTTACAAGATATGTCTAATAAACTAATACCTTATCTTATTACCTTGGATTTGAATGCAATAGATGGTATTGATTTTGGTGGTGGTGGAGATAAGTTAAAACGAGAAAAAGTGCTAGATTTTATCTTTTCTAATTTTGTTGTACCATATAGAAGCGATGATAAATTAACGCAAAACCCAAATTACAAACCCGTTTCTATTGAGGCATCGGGCCAATTGGTAATTTTTGGACAACTATATGACCAATTAAATAGAACACTTGATTTAATGAGGCAAATATCGGGTTTAAATGAACTTACCGATGGTTCAACACCAAATGCAAAAACATTGGTACCCGTTGCAAATGCAGCTATGGAAAGCACTAATAATGCTTTGTATTTAATGTCTTTTGCAGATAAGCAATTAATACAAAATACCGCAGATGCTATTGTATCAAAAACACAAATAGCAGTAAAATTAGGAAAAGTGGAAGGATATGCAAAATCATTGGGTATGGAAAGTATTAAATTTTTACAAATTAACCCTAATATATCAATGCACGAATTTGGTATATTTATTGAAGATGCACCACAAGACTTTGAAAGACAACAATTATTACAAGAATTAAATTTAAGAGATAGCCAAGGTTTAATAGAACCAGAAGATAAAATATTAGTCATGAGTTGTAGAAATCTTAAAATGGCTTCTATGGTTTTAGCTTATAGAATTAAAAAAAGAAAAGAAAAGGCCCAAGAATTTGAAATGCAAAAGATTCAGCAAAATAATCAAGGCAATCAGCAAACAGTTCAAATTAGCGAAGATGAAAAAAGAAAAACATTACAAGTACAATTAGAAGCAGATATTCAAAGAATAAATGCAGAAAAACAATGGGATTATATTATTGCAATGGGTAAAAAAGAAAAAGATGTAGAAGAAGCTAATATTCAAAGCCAAGCTAAAATTATAGCACAGCAAATATCAGCAGATTCTAAAATACAAATACATAATCAAAAAATGAGCAAAAATGAAAGTTAAATCATTACTTAGTAATAGTATGAAAAGTTGGTTTCAAAAGTCAATGTCAAGCGAATTGTACGCATCAAACTTATATAAACATATTGCTAATCAACTTCAAAAAATAGGATTTTTCGGAGGTCAAGAATATTATTTAAAAGAAAGTGCAGATGAATTAACCCATTATCAAATATTGGTTGACATAGTAAATGATTTTGGTGATGTAATTGATGTTCCAAGGGTAGATTCAATGAATGAAGATATAAATGGATTAGATGATGCTTTATATATTGCATACGAAACTGAAATGGATTTATTAAATCAATATAAAGAATTTTATAAAATGGCAGAAGATGAAGATTGTGCATTATCTCAATCACTACTTCAATTTTTAGAAATACAAAGAAAGTCGGTAGGTGAATATGGAGATTTAATTAGTAGATACAATTTATGTGGTTCAAACGAAGCAGCTATTTTAGACTTTGATAAATATATTGGAAAAAAATAAAATAACAAATAAAAACAACAATTATGGCAGAAGAACAACAACAAGAAGCAAAACCAGTTTATACATTAGGTTCGGGAATACCACAATTTAATGATAAGCAAGGACAAGCAGTAGAGCAACAACAAGAAGCAGCTTCAACACAAGAAGAAATTGTATCACAACAAGAAGTTTCAACGGAGCAAAAAGATGATACCAACGAAGCGCAAGTAGAAAAAGATGAAAATTCAAGTTCTTTTTCAATACCAACTTATAATGAAGATGGTACCTTGGATACAACAAAAACAGAAGAAAAGCCAATTGTTGCATCTAGTGATTGGAGAGAGGAATTAAAAAAAGCAGATAGAAAAGAAGTATTAAAAGAATTGGGTTATGATGACTTTATTTTAGAATTTGCTGAATTTAGAAAAAATGGCGGTGATGCTTATAAATATTTAGAAGCAAAAGCATTTGATTGGAATAAAGTTTCACCACAAGATTTAGTTATTGATGACCTAAAATCTCAATATCCAAATTTAACAGATGATAAAATAGAAAAACTTTATCAAGCTAAATATAAACAATCAGAATTTGCATCAGATGATGATAAAGAAATTGGAGCAATTCAATTAGAAGCAGATGCAGATTTGATTAGAAATAAAAGAATCAAAGAACAAGAGTCGTTTCAGATACCACAAATTGAAAAAAGACAAGAGGTCGATAATCAACAAGCAGTATTAGAGCAACAAAGGTTACAAGAAGAAAGCCAAAAACAAGTCTTAAACTTCTTTAAAGAACATGAAGCAACCAAATCATTAATTCAAAGCAAAAGAGTTGCTATTGAATTGGGTGATAATGGTAAATTTAACTTCAATGTAGATAAACCAGAAGTATTAATGGATGTGGTTTTAAATAGCGAAAAATGGCAAAGAGCAATAGCGACAAATCCGCAAGAGGCAGATGTGTCAAAATTAGTTCCAGATGTATCAAAATTACAACGAATTGCCTTAGCTGCTTTAAATCCTAATTACGAAAAAGACTTGGTAAATTATGGCAAATCATTAGGCTTAAAAGCTATTGTAGAGGAAGGGCAAAACGCCAAAAGACCTACGGGAGCAAAACCATCCCAAGCCAATGAAACACTTTCCGAATCATTTAAAATGAGAGCAAGGTCGGGAACAATAGGGGGGTAATATTTTTAAAAATTAAAATGCATTAAGATGGCAAATAACATTGGAGCAGTCTCCAAATCCTACGTCAGCTCAATCGATCCAGTTTTAGATACGAGAGAGATTAACAAATTAGTTACTGATATTCAAAACGAAGATTCATTAACAGATATCCTTTGGTTGGGGGATAGAAAAAAACCAATCGCAACAGGACAACCACTTTATTACACTTTTGTGAATGAATCATTGTACAAATTATTAGATACAACAGGCGGTACTGTCAATGGTACAGGTACAACAGTTGTAAACTTTACTTGTACTGCTGCTACTTCTGGTCAAGTAAGAAAAGATGATATTGTTTTAGTTCCAACAGGCACCGTAAGTGCTATTGTTACTAACGTAGTAACTACTTCTGGTGTTGATACAGTTTATATTAAATCAGTTTCAGGTGCAAACATGACCGTAACTGCTGGCGATAAATTATCAATCATTAGCGTTGCAGTTGGTGAAAACTCTATTTCTCAATCAAACTTACGTTTTGGTTTAAATAAGTACAGTAACAAATATCAAATTTTTAGAGAGATTTCTAAAATTACTGATGTTCAAAACGCAGCTACTATTGAAGTAGAATTTAACGGACAAAATAAATTTATCGTTAAAGACCATTTAGAAAAAGCAATTTTATTAAAAGGTAAAATTAACGCAGCATTTATTGCAGGCGATATGTCAACTACTACTTTCAGCGATACTAACCCTACATTAGTAGATGGCAATAGTGATAGTGTTGATGGTGGTGGCCCAGTACAAACAACTCGTGGATTGAATAAATACATTGAAATGTATGGTTCAACTTTAACAAATGGTACATTAGGAACAGTACAAAAAACAAACATTGATAATGCTTTGGATGTATTAATTGCTAATCGTGCTCCTAAAGACTATTTAGTATTTGGTTCTAGTGCAGTTAAAAGAGCACATGATACATATTGGAAGGCATTAGGTTCTTCTGGTGTTCAATCAGTTCGTATTGTAGTAGATGGTAGAGAATTAGATACTATGGTAGATAAGGTTAGTTATGGTGGATTCCAATTAAATTACATGACTATGCCAATTAATGACCAACCAGTATTATTTGGTCAAACAGTTATTAACAAATCAGCTTTCTACATTCCTTACAACAATAAGGTTAAAGTACAAGGTGGTGGTTATGATTCTGCTATCAGAGTAAGATATGTACCTTCACAAACTAAATTTGGTAATGACATGATTGGTGAAATCCATACAGGTGCTTTATCTCCAGTTAATCCTAACGGAGATGCATCAAATTGGGTTACTTCTTTCATCACAAGCCAAGGCTTAGAATGTTTAGGTGTTCAACATTTCTTGCGTCAACAAGTTATCTAATTTTAGATAAAAATATGGGAAGGGGTGGTTTTTTGCCACCCTTTTCTTATATTTGCATTAAATTAATTAATAATCAAAATACAACAAAATGAAACAAGTAGGAAAGTACAACACAATTTCTAAGGAATTATTAGATAAAATTCCACCATTGGCAGTAGGCGAAACTGCTTTATTTGAAATGCTAACGGGGTTACCTAATAACGACCCTGATTCAGAAGAAAGGAAAAAAAGACCAGTATTATACCCTAAATCAAATATCCCATTAAGAGATAGAATTAAAGATGGTAATAATTGGGTAGATATAGTAGTAGCTGAATCTTGGAATAAAGAAGAACCAATTGAAGATTTTTTTATGCCGGGGAAAGATGACGGACATATATTTAGTGGTAAATTCCAATTAGTTGGCGGAAATCAAAGAGATGAAGAAATTTACCAATTATTAATGCTTTCTAATTACAATAGAGATAGCGTTTTAGGGGAAAATAGAGATAAAGGTAAACCAATATTATTTGCAAGAATTGACACCAAAGCTAATAGCAAAAAGACATTAAATAGCTTTAATATTTTAAAAGAAGCAATTACATTAATTGAGAAAATAACTCCTAAACAAGCTAGAGAAATTGGAGCATCATTAAATTGGAACGAATATACAGATGACCAAGAAATTTTAGCAGAAGTTAGCAACTTTGCAAGAAATAAACCAGAGGAATTTTTAAAGGTATATAACGACCCTAGTAAGGACACAAAATCTACCATTAAGATGGCTTTAGATGCATCTGTTTTGACATTTGATATGCAAAGCGGCATGGTATCATTGGGTACGGAAGAAATTACTAAAATATCAAAACAAGATAGAGGCAATGTACCTGATGCTTTAAGTAAATTCTTAACATCTGCTAAGAATGGTCAAAGTGTTTTAAATAATATTAAAAAACAATTAAAAGAAAAATAGTAATATTTTAATTTAATTAATTTAATAGCCTTAATACAAAATATTAGGGCTATTTTATTTATGTTACTATTTTTTTTAGGTATTTTTGGTAAAATAATTATTATGTCATTCGTAGCAAGTTTTACAGCAAATCAATATATATCTGCGCCAAATTTAATTGTATTTGATGATACAAGCGATGGTAGTGATTCTGCAATAGCATCTAGGAGAGTTTATATGCAAAAATCAGATGGAACTTATTTAGTTACAACAGAAACAGATACTAGCTATGAGTTATGGACATTAGCTGTTGGCAGTACCGTTAGCTTTGATGTATTAGATAAAGATTATGCTTTAAATATTACAGTAGAATGGTTAAATTCTAGTAATGTAGTTCTTTATAGTAAAATTGTTTCTTATGGGTTTTCTACTTATGCAAAAATATATAATGCAAAATTATCAAAAGCACAAGTATCAAGACCATCTTTAATTGATAATGATAATTGGTTAAATACAAAATTTGCTTTAAATACATATATAAACGCAGCAGATGATGCAATATCGCTAGGTGCGGGTATAACAATTGCACAATTATCACTTAGTAAAGCAAAATTTATTATAGATAATCCTAAATTAGTATTTTAATGCCAAGCACACAAGATGTTATAGATATAGCTAAAATATCAGTTTCTTTAGTTATTAAGGCAATTGACTTAGGTAGTGAAAACGATATTTTATTGCATAAAAAAATATCTATGGAATCTAGCATTTTAGAATGGGTTTACATAAATAATTATAGCGGGATTGATATAAATGGATTTTCTGATTATGTATATGGGATGTGCGGCGGGTATGCTTATGAAGCAGAAGGTTTAATTGGTACTGGTGGTATTGCCGTTGATCCTGCCAATGGCGGAGCAAGAATACCAATAGCATTAGGCAATTTCGCAGGTACTGGAAATACATTCATTACATTTAGCGAAGCTGCAAATAAGTCTTTACTATCAGCAACAAGAGGCGCGCAAGGAATCGGGGAAATTATATTTACCGGAACGCCAACAGGCAACCAAGTAAAGTGGGATATTTCAACAGGAACTTTAACTGTTGCATCTGCTATTCCATTTGGAACGGGAGAATTTGTAAGAATTTTAGTTTATTAATAATATAAAATATTTTTGATGCCATTACCAATAGAATCTGTTATAAGGGGAAATATTCAAATAAGGAATTTGAATGGTACACTTATAGCTAGTGATGGAATTGTAAGTTCGATAGATAAAACTAACCTAATGGATTTAATTGGGTTTTGGGATGCATCAACAAACTTGCCATATTTACATAATAGTATTGGTGAAATAGGTAATGTTTATAAATGTAATAATGTTGGTTCCGTAAATTTTGGAGCAGGGGTAATTACTTTTGAATCGGGTGATTTAGTTTATTATGACGGTTTTGTGTGGGGTAAAATTTCAGCAAATGCTTACAGTAGTTTTTTTGCAATAAATACATATTCTTTTACAGCAACAGCGGGACAAACAATTTTTAGTCTTACATATTTGCCAAACCAAGTAAGTGTATATTATAATGGTTCTAAATTAACTAATACTCAATATGACGCAAGTAGTGGAAGTTATATTGAATTATTATTTAGCCCATTAGCAGGAGATATTATAATAGTGGATTCTTATGTTAATACATTAGGAATAGGTGGTAGTGGTACTAGCGGTTCTTTAGCAAAATGGACTGGAACAAGCACTTTGGGGAACGCAGTTGCAGGCACTGACTATGTTTTGCCATCTACATTAAATTCTTATGTACCTATAACAAGAACATTAACTATTAATGGTAATAGTTTTGATTTAAGTGCAGATAGAAGTTGGTCTATAATAAGTGGGGTATCTTCATTTAATACAAGAACTGGTGATATTACATTGCTTAATACAGATGTTACTGGGGCTTTATTATATACACCCGAAAATGTATCTAATAAATCAAATAATACATCATTAGGAACATCAAGCGTTTTGTACCCTACACAAAATGCGGTTAAGACTTATATAGATTCAGTTGCTTCTGGTATGGGGGTTATTTTACAAGGAGATTGGAACGCATCTACAAATATTCCCAATATTTCTTCTACTACAATTACAGGATGGTCTTGGAGAGTAGCTGTTGCAGGTACAACTGATATAGGAGGGATAACCGATTGGCAAGTAGGAGATCTTGTTGTTAAAACTGCAACAGGTTGGCTAAAGATAGATAATACAGATTCTATTACAAGTGTATTTGGAAGATATGGTTCTATTGTTGCTCAATTGGGTGATTATACAACATCATTAGTTACAGAGGGAACTAATCTTTATTATACCGATGCGAGGGTAAGAGCTGCTATTACTGCTACATCTCCCATAAGTATATCAAGTGGTTTAATTAGTATAAGTCAATCAAATGGTTCTACTAATGGTTATTTAAGTAGTACAGATTGGACTATGTTTAATAATAAACAAACTGCCTTAACAAATCCAGTAACAGGTACGGGTACTACTAATTATTTGCCATTATTCACAGGATCAAGTACAATAGGTGATAGTTATTTACAACAAAGTATTTCATCTGAATCTATTTCAATTGGTTCTTCATTTCAAGGTGGGAAGGTTGCATATATTTTAGTATCAGGCGACACAGGGTATGATGCCAATTATATTAAAGGCATTATTGTTTCTAATGCTGATTTAGGAACAGCTATTTGGGGGTGTAAAGGAACTAATATTTCAGGCGCAGAGGGTAGTTCAGTAGGGACTGGTCAGCAAAATACAACAGATATTTTAGCAGGATGCTCAACTGCGGGTATAGCAGCTAGATTATGTGATGAATATTCTAATGATGGTTATTCTGACTGGTACTTGCCAAGTACCGGGGAGATGGATAAATTATATTTAAACCGAGTAGCTATTGGTGGGTTCTCATCGGGATTTTATTGGAGTTCAACCGAATATAATAGTCTGTTGCCTGGGTACTATGCAAGTGTTGTAGAATTAAAAATTACTGGAACAGGTGGGCCATATACAAAAGATTTAACAGTTAATGTTCGTGCTATTAGAAGTTTCAGTATATCTAAAAAAATAATAAAGGTTACAAATGATGCATCTTTTCATACATTAGGAACTATTAGTTCGGCTACATGGAATGCCTCTGCTATTACTGATGCTTACATATCAAGTGCTGCAACTTGGAACGCTAAACAAGATGCAATTACATTAACTACAACGGGTACAAGCGGTGCAGCAACTTTAGTTGGTAGTACATTAAATATACCACAATATAGTGGTGGTTCGGTTACATCTGTATTTGGCAGAACGGGTGTAATAGTTGCAACAAGTGGTGATTATACAACATCGCAAGTAACAGAGGGAAGCAATTTATATTTTACAAATATAAGAGCGCAATCTGCAATTACTTTAACTACAACTGGTACAAGTGGTGTTGCTACATATTCTAGTGGTGTTTTAAATATACCAAATTATAGTGGTTCGGTTACATCTGTATTTGGCAGAACGGGTGTAGTAGTTGCAACAAGTGGTGATTATACAACATCGGAAGTAACAGAGGGAAGCAATTTATATTTTACAAATCTAAGAGCGCAATCTGCAATTACTTTAACTACAACTGGTACAAGTGGCGTTGCTACATATTCTAGTGGTGTTTTAAATATACCAAATTATGGTAGCGCATTAAGTTCTTATGTTCCTTATAGTGGTGCTACAACAAATGTAAATTTAGGTTCTAATAATATTTATGCAAACGCATTTTTTAGTGGTTTTTCTAGCATAACGGCTAGTGGTTCACAAGTAGTATTAACAGTTCTTTCAGCACCAGAATTTTTAGTAAGTGGTTCTGGAGGACAAACAATTAAATTACCAGATGCCACAACATTACCTAATGGATTAACTTATTCTTTTAATAATAATCAAACAAGTGGTGCAATAACTGTAAATAATAATTCAAATACTTTAATAGCTTCTATACCTTCTGGTGGATTTGCTGAAGTAAATTTATTAGATAATACAACAGCTGCTGGAAGTTGGGATAGACATTTTCAATCTCCAGCAAATGTAAGTTGGTCCACAAATACTTTTGATTATGCTGGTTCAATTACAAGTGCTACTTGGAATGGTTCTACTATTGCAATCAATAGAGGTGGAACTGGAGCAACTACTGCAAGTACTGCTTTAAGTAATTTGGGAGGAATTGGATTAACTTCTTTAAGTTCTAGTGCAACTGGCTTAACATATACAAACACAACGGGGGTATTTAGTTTAACTACTGGTTATGTTATACCTACTACTGCAAGTGCTACTACTTGGGATACTGCTTATACAAATATGATTACAAGTTTAACAACAACTGGTTCTAGTGGTTCTGCTACTTTAGTTTCCAATGTTTTAAACATTCCTACTTATACCTTAACGGGATTAGGTGGTGTTGGTGGAAGTGGTACAGCAAATACATTACCTAAGTTTACTGCATCTAGCACTTTAGGAAATTCAAACATTACCGATAGTGGCACTTTAATAACTCTAGGCTCTAATACAACAATATCAACTGGTGGATTAGGAATTGGTACAAGTTCATTATCAAATAGTTCATTAAGAGTAGCAGCCAATATTACGGGTTCGACTACTGTTGCAGCTGTATTAGCTGGTGGGGTAATTCAAACAGATGTAACTACCAATGGTTACTATTTTCAAACTTCTGCTTCCGTTGCAGCTTCTGCAACAGTAGCTACTGTTTCTCATTACACTGCAATACAAGGAACATTTAATACTGGTTCAACTGTTACAACTCAATACGGATTTATTGTTAGTTCAAGTTTAACAGGAGCTACAAACAACTATGCGTTTTTCAGCAATATGGGTTTTGGAAGTAATAGATGGGGTTTTTATGCTTCAGGAACGGCAAGTAACTATTTTGCGGGAAGTTTTGGAATAGGAACTACGACATTGACTGGTTATACATTGAATATTGGTAAAACAATAACTGGTGGAGGTACAAGTTATGCAGTCAATCAAAGTGGTATTGTTCAATCAGATGTTACAACTGCAACTTATGGTTATAGAAACCAATTGCAAACTGCTGCTGCTGCATTTACTTTATCATCATATTATCATTTTGCAGCCGTACAATCTACAATAGGTTCTACTTCTGCAGTTACAAGTCAATATGGTTATTTTGTTGATTCTACTATGACTGGTGCAACTAACAACTACGGATTCTACTCCGCAATAGCAAGTGGAACTAATAGATGGAATTTATATATGGCGGGAACGGCTACTAACTTTTTACAAGGTGAACTTCAATTAGGCTCCGGTCAAGTAGTATCTGCTTCTGTAATAAATACTGTAACAAACAAGGTAAAATTAATAATTAATGGAACAACTTATTATTTATTAGCTTCTACAAGTGGTACTTAAAATTTAATAAAAATGGAATTTTATATAATAATATTATCGGCAACTATTGGAGCAATAGCTTTTGAAATTTCAAAAAAAATTTCAGAAAAGAATAATACAATACCATTAACACCTGTTAATGCAAAAAATAAAGAAACGGGCAATAATATGCTACTTGTTCCATTAAATAGTTTAAATGATGCGGAAGGCATAAAATTACCAATAGGCATAAGTGCTGATTTTGAAATTGAGGATATTGAATATACAAATAACATTAATGCTGAATTTTCTTTTAATATTCTTTCTATAAAGGGAATTGATACAGAAAATCTTAATAATTATATTACTGAAATAAATTGGGAATATATTATTAATGTAGTTATTAATGGTATTCAATATACTGATTATATAGATAAAACAACTAATTTCAATAAAAATGATATTAGTATTGATTTTATTGAATATCAAGAAATCACAGAGAATGATTTAATTAATTGGATTACAAATAATACTAACTTAAACATTTTAAAACAAAAATTAGAGGCGAAAGTTATTTCAAAATCAAATAGTGCCTTGATAAAAGTATTAGATTTACCATATATTAATAATTTACAATAAATATAAAAAATAAAATAATGTCCGATAAAACAGTTAATTTAGGATATTTGCCAGATTTAATTACCTATGATTCCAATAATAATATTATCCTAGGTCAATCAGTAACAGGTGGTGGTAAACTTCAAGTGGGTGGTGATGTAAGTATCACAGGAAGCTATAAAGTTAATGGTGTTGCTTTTACTGGCATCCAAGGCACTCAAGGCATCCAAGGCACTCAAGGCATCCAAGGTATTACAGGTGGTTCGGGTATTCAAGGATTAGTTGGTACTCAAGGAAACCAAGGCATTCAAGGTACTCAAGGCATCCAAGGCACTCAAGGCATTCAAGGCAACCAAGGTGCCACCGGAACGGGATTACAAGGTGCACAAGGATTACAAGGTGCACAAGGTATAAAAGCAGATAACTACTTAACAACATCTACCACTTCATTATTAATAGGTACAGGTTCTAAGTCATTAACCATTGGGACGGGGTTGGCTTATTCAATTGGTCAAAGCATAATAATAGCAAATAGTTCCTCTAATACTATGTCGGGCATTGTAGATACTTATAATTCATCTACGGGTGCTATGACTGCAACTATATCATCTATTACGGGTTCAGGTACTTTTGCATCTTGGTCGGTAAATTTGCAAGGGGCTGCGGCAGGTGCTCAAGGTAGCCAAGGTTCTCAAGGAACTGCTGCTCAAAATGGTACTCAAGGAGCACAAGGTATTTCAGGCACAAATGCTCAATCAGTTCAAGGTGCTCAAGGAGCACAAGGATATAATGGATTAGGTTATGATGGGTTAACATCAACTTCATCAATGACATTGCAAACGGGAAGTATAACTTTTACCGTAAATAAAACTACTTTAACAGGTGCTTATGTAGTAGGCCAAAGAGTTAGAATAACTTATCCTACTAATACTTTATATTGGATGGAAGGCTCAATTACAGCCTATTCTGGAACTACCTCAATGACTGTTTTAATTGATTTGGTAAATATATCAGGCAATACTTATAATACTTGGAATATAGGCATTACGGGTTCTATGGGACAACAAGGCTTACAAGGTACTCAAGGAGCACAAGGCCAAAGTATTACGGGTGGACAAGGATCACAAGGCCCTACTGGGAGTGTAGGTCAAGCTACACAAGGAGCACAAGGAAGTATAGGGGTGCAAGGTAGTTTGGGTGTTATTGGAACTGGATATAATGGATTGTCATCTACCACAAGTTTATTATTATCAACGGGTGCTATTAGTTTCACCACAAATTTATCTTCTTCAAATTCAGCGTTTAGCGTTGGTCAAAGAGTAAGATTATCATATACCACAAATCCCACTTTGTATTGGATGGAAGGTGTTATAACATCTTTTTCAAGTACTACAATGGGTGTTACTATTGATTTAGTTAATGTATCAGGTAATACTTATGCAAGTTGGAATATTAATACTGCGGGTCAAACAGGAGCAATAGGCTTACAAGGAACACAAGGAGCACAGGGCCCACAAGCATCAACAGGAGCACAAGGAGCACAAGGCCCTAGCGGTGGAGTAGGGCAGTCAATACAAGGCTCTCAAGGCTCAACAGGTTCAGTAGGCCCACAAGGTGCTTTAGGGACTAATGGATCAAATGGATCAAATGGTTCTCAAGGCTCTCAAGGCTTTGCAGGTGCGACAGGTGCTCAAGGTGCGACAGGTTCAACCGGAGGAAGTGGTCAAGGTGTTCAAGGTTATACAGGTTCAACCGGAGGGTCTGGAACACAAGGGGCACAAGGGTATATTGGTGTTCAAGGTTATACAGGTTCAACAGGAAGTGGCTTTACTTCTATATCACCTGCATATAATACCGCAATTGTAATAAGTAATGGTTCTGGAAGTTCAGCTTATACAAATTCATCTATTTATGTAAGTGGTAATACAATTTATGCAGATGCTTTTTACCAAAATTCATCAAGGAGTTTAAAAACCAATATTTCTGATTTTAATGAAAATGCAGTTGATTTATTGAAAAAAGTAAAAATAGTTACATTCTATTATAATAATGATTTAGAAACACCGCATATTGGTTTTATTGCAGAAGATACACCACAAGAGTTTAGTGGTATAAAGCAAAATTCAATGGATGTACCATCAGTAGTTGGTACATTAGTAAAGGCAGTTCAAGAGTTATCGGATAAAATAAATAGCAAATGAGTTTAAGTAATAATTACTCAATCACATTTGCGGAAGCAAGCACATTTTTATATCCCAATGGTGCATACCCTAGTGGACAAGATAATAAATGTATTACAAAAGCAGAAGCACTATCATATTTTTATGTGCAATCGTCTTATTTAAGTGGATATGGAAGCAATCAGCTAGTTGAATATCAAGACTTAGTAGCACAGACAACTGTCACAATTCAATTATATGGTAGAGGTGCGACATCTCCAAACCAACCGGTAGGGTTTTGGTATAAAGTTGGTGATAATAGTCCGGTTAGAAAAATACTTACAACAATATCAGGAACCTCAACATATTCTAACTTAGGAACATTTAATATTCCGTCAGGAGCACTATTGTATTTAGGTGCAACAAATGCAAGTAATACATCGGTGGCATTTGGTATGGGACAAAATAGTGGAGTGTATAGTGGTTATTGTGGTATTACAAGTGCACCATACGGACCAAATGCACCTACAAGCAACACTACTTATTACATAAATGTCCAAACAAGCGGAAACTCATTAGTGACTTGCTAATTATCAAGTCAACGGAAATATAGGGTTCCCTGTTTAATTTTTTTATATAATTATTGTTAAAAGCGATTTTTAGCATTAAGCGTAGCGGCTTAAAAATCGCACTTAATATAGCAAAACCACCATATTAAAAACGATTATAACTCAACATTATGTTACTTGGTTAGGGCTGTGTAGGTTGGTTTGTATTTTGCGGAGCACAAACCAACCGAATGGGCTGAAGGGCGGAAGATCCTGAGCCGAAGGCGAGGTCAAAATCAATATTTTGCTAATTTATTTAGTTTTAGATACGTTTTTTAAATTTTATAAAAAACACTTCAAATTAGTATAAAATCTTGTACTTAATTGTAATTTTAAGGTGTACTTTTGTAATGATTATTAAACCGTATTGAATTAATTTATCATGTTAGCAATCAACAATTATAATAGTGTTGAAGAATTTAAATACAAGCTTGATTTTAGGCTAGAATATTTAGTTGTAAAAAATTTTTCATTTTTTACCAAACTAAATATTTTCTTCAATATCTATTTAATTAATAGAAATATTAATTCAATTTTAGAAATTATAATTACACAACTTTATATTACTAAGGGGCTGAAATTAGAAATTGAATTACATAAATCTGATTTATTAAATTGCAATTTGAGTTCCCAAATACTGCACATTAATAATTTAATAAAAAAACAAATTACAATTAATAGTAAGATTGAAAAAATTGCAGAAAAGTCATCTAGATTTCCTATAAAAAAAATAGATAATCTTGTAGAAGCAAGTGAAGAAACTTTGTCATTTCTATATGAAATACAAAGGCTATTGAAAAAAATGAACTTGAAACCTAATATGCAAGTACAATCTGACTTAGCAAAGTCTTCAGTTTTACGATCTCAGAAAACATTACAAGTAGTTTATGGCTAATTCAATCTTTGAACAGAGAGATGTTTATCTATTGCCACACCCTATAAATAGTTCAGAAGGAGAGCATCCATTTATAGTGCTATCTATAAAATCAGCAAATGATCATGAAGATACATTTATTGCAGTAATGATTACATCTTCTAAAAGGTACCATGATGATTACTCATTAGATTTATGGGATGATATGTTTGTAAATCCATTGAATAAAAAAAATAGCCACGTAAGAATGCATTTATTTAATTTATGTTTACCTAAGGAAGTTGTGGGTAAGCGTCTTAATAAAATGAAATCTAAATATTTTAACCAATTAATGAAAAGTATTGGAGAACTTGTTTTTAATTTTGATTTTTCTCCTATTATTGATTAAATTCTTAAAGTCCCTTCCAAGCTTATAAGACTTACTGTAAATTTTCCATTAAAAATAACATTTACAAATTGTTAATCATTGTAGTGAAGCTATCAAGAGATTAATTTTGTAATTAACAATCTCCCCATCTCGAGTTCTTCGAGTAATATTCCTCTAAAATCGTCAACAATGGGGCACCAAAGGTTAATATCTTTTGTAAAACCATATTCCGTCCTGTGGGCCATTTAACATAAAGATTAGTTATAAGTGTTTTTTAATTTTTATTTGTTTTGCTATATTATTCGAGGCGAGTGAAACGAGCCGAGTAACTAAGCGGTCCCAAATATATCACCACAAAATTAATAATATTAATTTAATTAAACAAATTTATTAACAAAAACCAACCGCAGTTGGCAGAAATCAAATGGTAAAAAAAGAATAGCGTACCGAGCCATAGGCGAGGGGGAAGATTCGCTTAGTTGTAATTTACTGATTATCAGTATATAAATAAAAAAGTATTTTTTATTTGAATAGTAACGAAAAAGTTACTATTTTGCGTTATCTATTAAATCCGCTACACCAGTAGGCTGGTAAAATATATGCCGGTAAGAGTCTGTGTAAAACGGATTGTTGCCGGTTTTTTTATGTAAAAATTATTTATAAAATATGTCAAATACAAGGATAGCAATTTTAATTGATGGAGGTTTTTTCTTACAAAGGTATAAACAAAATAATAGTGGCAATAGTCCTCGTATTAGCGATATGAAACCTTTTATTGATGATATAGTAAACAAAGTAGATTCGGTTGATCCAAAAACAACTACAAATATTTTATTAAGGACTTATTATTATGATTGTAGACCATTTGGGGATATAAAAAAAGACCCCAATGGTAATGATATAGATTTTAGTAAAAAACCGCAATTTCATGCTGCAACAAAATTTCAAAATGACCTCAAAAGTTTTCCTCAATTAGCACTTAGACTAGGAGATTTGTCTTTTGATGGATGGAAAATTGATAAAAATGATTCTTCAAAATTTCATCCTGATTTGAAACAAAAAGCAGTTGATATGAAAATTGGATTAGATATAGCATGGATGTCAAGCAAAAGAACTATTGATAAAATTGTATTAGTTGCTGGAGATAGCGACTTTATTGCACCAATGAAATTTGCAAGACGAGAGGGGATATTAGTTTATTTAGACACAATGAATCAAAAAAAAATAAAACAATCTCTTATTGAACATGCAGATTTTATAATATAAAGCCTCTTAATTGAGGCTTTTTTGTGTTTAAAAACGAAATAGGATATAATATTAGATTATATTCTATACCATTTATCAATTTGTTTGTTGTAATTATTCATAAATTTTTAAATTTAAAATAAATTTTTATGACTGATTTGCAATATAGAATATTAGAAATATTATATAAACCAAATAAAGAAGATATTGAATACAATAGGTTTATTTTAATTGAAAAATTAAATCCATTAAAATTAAATCCATTAATAGGACAAGATACTAAGTTAAATGATTCAATTAATGCAAATATAAATTACTTAAATATAAAAAATGAATTAACCAAAGAATATATATTATTAAGAAAAACATTAGGAAAAGAAGGACTTGGCATAAGTGATGATAATATTTTATTAAATTTTGAAGAATTATCAAAAGCTACTTTTATTGATGTAAGAAAAAAAAATATAACAAGCCCAAAAGTATTTCAATTTAGTGATGTTTTGTTAACTGAAATTGGTAGGCAAGTTTTTGAAAAAGAGAGTAATATTAAGAATAAAAAAGTAATTAGAGAAAATGATTTATATAAAGCTCAATTTTGGAGTTATTGGGCAGGATCTATAACCTTATTGTTTATAGTAATAAGTACTGGATTTAATATTGCTGCTTATTTTACAACAACGAAAATATCCGTAGAACAAATAGACAAACTAACACTAGAAGTTCAATCCCTAAGATTACAAAGCCAATCTTATAAATCCATATCAATAGATTCCACCAATCAATATTATCCCAAAAAACATTAATCTTCGCTAATATAGAAGAAGAAGCGTTGGCCATTTTACGATTTGATTTCGAGCGATTTAACATAAAGATTAGTTATAAGTGTTTTTTAATTTTTTATTTGTTTTGCTATATTATCGAGGCGAGTGAAACGAGCCGAGTAACTAAGCGGTCCCAAATATATCACCACAAAATTAATAATATTAATTTAATTAAACAAATTTATTGACAAAAACCAACCGAAGGGGGAAAATCAAATGGTAAAAAAAAGAATAGCAAACCGAGCCGTAGGCGAGGGGGAAGATTCGATAAAATTAGGTGTTAAAGCCTAGTCTTTTTTGTTTAATTTTAGTTCTTAAAACTATACTTATGA